TACGGGGCCTTGTTGAGAGGGCAGAGCAAAAAAAGATATCTCCATGCTCTCCAGAGCGTTTCTTTCATGTATAACCCTGAAGTAAAGGCTCGTGTAGTTTTGCAAATGGTTTGGGGAAAATTTGCACGCGGTTTGGGGAAAAGTTGGTCGCGGCGAAAAAAGGGTAAACAAATCCTGTCCGATTTTCGGCCCGTTTTTGAGCATAAAATCGACAGGAAGTGGTGCAGGCTGGTCGACGTGTCCGCCTGCGCTTGTGAGAGCAATTAGGCTGATTTGACCGCCTGATTAGGGCGTGAATCTCATTATTAAATCAGCCTTGAATGATGATTTAATCGGATGAAAAAAGGCCTTATACGGGCTGTTTTTCATCCGAGAATATCCATCTATAGTCCGCAATAAGAGCGCAGCTCCTGGGCCTATTTTGTAGCCTTAGGAGGCTGTTTGTTATCCTTTACGGTCAGCTGCGCCTTCACGGCTGCCAGCTCCTTCTGCATCCTGCCGCGTTCGGCGGTGAGGAGCTGGATCTGGATCTCCTTGCGGCCGATCATGGCAATCAGATCATCCACGGATACGGTGCCGTCCGGCCTTTGATTATCAGTCATTGCAATGCCTCTATCTTTTGGTTAAGCTGCTTGATGGCGCCGATTATGGTTGAGAATAGTACCTTGTTACTGAGCCAGGGCTTGCCCTCGGGATCGCGGAGGATCTCCCTGCCGTTCTTGGATCTGGTGAGCATCCATTCGGGCAGCGTATCGTCGTCGATCAAGGGCAGGCCGTTTCGAGGATCGGTCTCCGTGCCCTTGCCGATGCCGCTCAGGCTGGCCAGATCGTCGATTTCATCCAGGAAGTACAGGTCGGCTACATTGTGCCAGTCATCGGCATAGGCATCATCCCAGGCGTAACTAGCGCCACCCAGATCTATTTCTTTGGTAGAGTTAGGATAAAACCATTTAGCATCGTTATCCTTTACCGTAAAATATAATCGACCCGTAATGTCGCTGCTTGCTTGGGCAAAAAAAGTTACCTCCCCACGATCACTTTCAGACTCTGTGGTAATAGTGCCCTTATGATTACTACCATCGTCAGTGCCCATCGCTGTATTGCTGATTGCTTTCAGAAATATTTTCTTCCATCGAATATCCGTAGCCAGCCAACCTTCGCCAATATCTAGCTGAACAGCATCATCCGTGTCTGGGGTAATGCTAAATTTATCCCCTGAAGAGGTAAAGCCCATTGAAACCTCATAGGAGCTACCGGTAAACAGGATGACGCCTGGATCTGAATCATCTCCGATGAGCTCGATATCCCCACCTGCAAGCACCTTAACATTGCCACTGGATTTGATCTCCAGGGCGTCCGTGGTGTTGATCTGAATTTTGCCGGAGGTGATCTCCAGGGTACCGAAGTCGGTGCCCTTGAGCTGAGAGGCGGTAATTGTACTGGCTGCTATTTCACTGGCAGTGATGGTGTTGGCCGCAATCTGTGTAGCGGTAATGGTGTTGGTATAGATATTTCCGCCGTCGATCTTGGTTATATCGGAACTATGGCGTAAATCTTCAGTGCCTGCCAGACGCAAAAAAACGTTATCCATATACCCATAATCGCTTTCAGTCTGGGCATAGCACATTAACGAGATAAATTTCCCCGTAGCCGGCACTTCGAAAAAGGCCTTTTGTTGCTGCCAATCGGTTTGAGTGGTTGTGATTTGCTCATCCCAACCTCCGCCAGATTTATCTTTATCATACCAATGTATTGAAATCCTAGCCTTTGTGGTACCATCACCGGATTTTATCGAACCACCATATTCGATGATATCACCTGCATTTACCTCAAAATATCGCTGATCGCCGGCAAAATCACGTTGCCAATTATATCCCGAGCCCGGGAGCATTTTAATACAATAATTGCTATTATCACCACCGCTTGTTTCATACGTTAAACCGTCGAATTCTGACCAACACGTGGACCCATTTTCGAAACCGGGATTATTCAATAGATTTTGAGCATCAAGGGAGCCGCCGGTAATCATAACCCCGCCTTTAATCCGCATACCGTTGGTGGGATCGTATTTCAGGTAGGCGTCGGCCTCGCCGATGGCAATACCGTACAGGTCGCTGTCATAGCCCAGGAAGCCGTTCAGGTTGCCCATCCTGAGCCGCGTGGTCAGGGTGTCCCAGGGGCTGCCCGCATGGGTAACGACGCTCATATAAGGCGCATTGGTCTCAGAGGCGGTCATATACACGAACCCGTCGCCGGACTGGCCGTAATTCACCACGGTTGCGCCTTTTGTCCATGCCGGGTTGGCGTCGGCCCCATACGCGGCGCCCTTGTCGCGGGTCACCGTATACGTGGGGGCGGATCCGGCGTTGGTTACCTCCAGCCACTCGTCGTCGGTGCCGTCTTTAATGCGCAGGAGATCGCCCACGGCAAAGGTCTCGTTGCCTTCGATGGTAAGGGTAGCGCTGTCCGCGGCGGTCATGTCCGCGTCCAGCACGTCCGCCGGCAGCACGGCCAGATTGCCGCCCACGGCGGAAACCACATCTTTCTGGAATACGGCTGTGCGGATTATCCCCCGTGCCGCAATATTACCCACCTCCAGCAGGTCCGGCTCCAGGGTAAAGCCCGCCCCGGCGATGCCGCTCACATAGTTGCTGGATCGTATGCGGGCGTTGCCGCCGTCGATGTCGATATAGGTGCCGCTGCCCACCCGTACCTTGTCGGATACGGACAGCACCCCGGTTCCCGCGTCGAACTTCAGGCCGTGGGTGTCGCCGCCGATACGCAGATTGCCCCCGCCGTCCACGATAAAGCCGGGCTCGGTGCCCGCAACCGTAATGGCGTCCGCGCTGGCCCCCAGAGCGATCTTGGGCGTGCCGTCCAGGTTGCCCATCACCATCACCGTGGCCGCATTGTCAATGGCCGCGTTCCCGCCCCAGAAATCGTACAGTCCCGCGTAAAAGCTGCCCAGGCGGATGGATGAGGTAATCGCAATGGACTCGGCCGCGGACAGGGCGCCGAACACGCCCAGGCCGTTCACGCTCCGGATCTTGATATACACGGTGTCTCCGGGCACATAGAACATGCCCATGCCCTGGATCACAAAGGCCTCGCCGCTGGAGATCCCGGCCAGGTAATAGGTGCTGTCATCATTTGAGATATAGATCTCGGTATGCGAGTAAAAGGCGTCGTCCGGGGGGGTGAATTCTACCTTGACCGAGTCGTAGTCGAACCCCGTGCCCGGCGAGACCAGGGCCAGGCTCAGGCCGGTGGCCGCATCCGGAGTATCATAGGGGTTGGGCAGGTCGGATTCGTAGCCCTCCTGGTCCGAGGCCTCGGCGTCGTCGTAGATGCCGCTGTAAAAGGCGGCAAGCTGAAACTTCATCCTGCCGTAGATATCCTCGCTCTTGCCGGTCACCAGAAACTGCTTGGCGGTCCAGCCGGGCAGGGTGTGGGTTACGGTCACCAGGTCGTAGAGCTCCAGGTCCCCGGCGCCCGAGAAGGCCGCCAGCTCGCACTCGTAGTCGGTGTATTTGAGCTTGTTGAACTTGTACCGGGCCCGGCGCCGGGCGAGCTCGCCGAACGTGATGAAAAAGCAGGTCTCCTCATACAGGAGCTCGCCGTTTATCTCGATATCGTGCTCGTCTTTCACCTCCACGCTGGTCTTCTTGTAGTCCTTGGCGGAGTCCAGGAAATGGATGCGCACGATGTTGTAATGATCGGGCCGGCGCCAGGTCAGGGAGCCCTTGACGATGTTGTCTTCGGTAAAGGCGTGGGACACGGTCTTGGCCGTAAGCCCGCCGGCCCCGTCCTCCATCTGTGCCGAGTCCCACACGGGCTTGAGCTTGCCCTGGCTCATCACGGCCCGGCCGTTGAACGAGCTCCACAACAGCTTCTTGCTGTCGTTCACGCTGCCGTTGGTGTCGAAGTTGAAATCGAAGTAGTACCGGCCGGATGTGCCGCCCGAAGGCACGGCGTCGCACAGGGCCTCCAGGGACTTGAAGGCGTTCAGGTCCAGGTCGCCCGCATCATAGCCCTCTACATTGAGATACCAGTCGTACAGGATCACCGCCGGGTTGCGGGTAAAGGCCGCTGCCCCGCCCGCCAGGGGGGCGCATTTGAGGCCCTCCATCACCACGGTCATGCGGGGGTCGTGGCCGATCTGCTTGTCGTCTTTCTCGAATGTTGCGGCCGTGTAGGCCATGCCCCGGTAGGCGGACGCGCGCGAGGCAAACCGGCCGTCCGCGGTCTGGGTGCGGGTGCCGGTGTACTCGGTCTTGGTGTGGCTGCCGGTCAGGTCTCCCCAGGCGATGTCGTTGACCTTCCACGCGGTAATGCCCTCCACCTCGCCCAGGCAGTGGGCGAAGATGATGCGCAGGTCGCTGTCGTCCTTGTCGTTGAACCGCAGCTTGTTGGCGCCGATCTTGCATTTTCCGTAGCACCGGGCGATGGGCACGTCCTCGGAGATGGTGTTGCCGATGACATTCACGTTGCTGTAGGTGGGCGAGGCGCCGTAATCGACATCGGGTATGATATCGCCGATGAGCCATTCGACCACGTCGCCGATAATGGGGATATCCTCGATGATGTCCACCACGTCATCGACGATGTCCATTACCTTTTCAAATATGTCACCGATAACGCCGCCCATTATACCTCCCAGCCTCCCACGATGCCTTTCTGCTCCGCCCCGTATTTTGCAAAGGGCGTGAGATCCCGGCACAGAAACCGCACGTGTGCGGTGCCCTGCTCTTGTGCCCAGGCGTCCACGGCGGCCTTGAGCTCCGCGTTTTCGGCCTTGTCGCCGCCGGAGTAAAAAAAGAGAATCAGCACGTGATCGCTCACGGGCCGGTGCACGGCGTTCACCGCCACCAGGTAGCCGGTTGTGCCCCCGATGATCAGCACCCGGGGGTTGTGCACGTTGGCCATGAGCCACTGGATCCACTCGGGCCTGGTGCCGGGCAGCACGTCCTCGATGCCGTCGTTGAGGGCCTTGAGCTTGAGAATGTCGTCCGGTTCGAGTTTTTTGATCATCGAAATTGGTCGTAATATCCCGGCGAGGGTCCCGCGTGGAAGGGGCTTCTGGTCCCTTCGATTGCTTTGCCGATGTGCAGGCACCCGCCGAAGTTCAGTTGATTATCCGCGCCGGGGCCCCAGGCATTGCCGGCGCCGCACGTATCCCAGGTTTGATCGCACCCCTTGTATACGGTATAGGTGCAGGTGTTGTCCACGGCCACGGGCAGCTCCACGTCAAGGGTGATGGTGTCGGTGGCCGCCGCGAAATCCGCCACCTTGCGGTGATAGGTCACCCCGCCCTTGGTTATCTCGATCCTGCCGTGGTTCCAGTAGTCGTCGGCCTGGGTAAGGGCGTTGTCCGTCAGGGTGCTCGCGGTGCCGCTGTCCGCGGTGCCCGCGGCCGTCAGGCTGGTCAAGTCCGCGTTGCCGTCGGCGTTGCACGCGGCCCCGCCGAACACATAGGGGCACAGGCGCTGGTAGGCCAGCTTCAGGATCTTCCGGGCCAGGGGCTTGCCCGTCACCGCGGGCACGGTAAGCCACTCCCTGCCGATATTCGAAGGCGTCTCCATGTACCCGTTGAACACCTCGTTGTAGTAGCCGGCATCGCCCATCGCATCCAGATAGATGCGCTTGATCACCATGCTCTTCCCCTTGAAGGCCTCGGCATTCGCGTACGCCGCCATATCCCTGGTGACGTTGTCGAAGTGCACGGTAACGCGCTGGATCTGGCCCTCCAGGGTCTGCTGGATGCCGTCTATGCGCACGGCCTTGGCCGTGTATACAGTGCCGCCCGTGGGAAAGGTGATATTGGCCTTGGCCGCGGCAAACCGCAGGGTGGAGGAGAGGCCCAGCTCCACCAGCACGGCCGGCCGCTTGTACGCGGCGTCCATCTGGGTGATGACACTGGCGGGCAGTCCCTTGGGCATGGCTACACCGCCTTTTCAAACCGGATGGAGCACTTCCAGTACTTGCCCAGCAGGGGCTCCATCGAAAGGGATCCGTCCATCCACCGGCCCGTGATGTTGGCGCCGCCGCCGATATACGAGGGCACCGACTGCCACGAAAAGGAGTGATACCCCCCGTACTGGTCGTTGTAGTGGGTGAGCAGGGTATCGCGGTCCGTGTTGCCGAGCCCGGCGAAGTGCAGCTCGTAGCGCTCGGTCGGGGTTGAGGCGATGTTCATATATTCCTTTTTGGCCGACTCCGCCTCGGTGATCACGTTATAATACTCGGGCTCCAGGGTGATCACCGCATCGGGGGTCAGAGAAAAGGCGTCTCCCGCTCCCATTATATCCTGCTCCTCACCCGGGCCCGGATGGGGCCGTCATTATCGTAGGATCGCACCACCGCGCCGGGTGCCACCCGCTCGGCGATCTGGGTGGCGATGTTGGCCATCACCTGGCGCTGGGTGGCCTGATCCTGGAAGGTGGGGTTTTCCATGATGATATACACGTCGCCCTTGCCGCGCGGCTCGCCCGCGGTCTTCACGCCCAGGTCGCCGCTCGATGTGCGGGCCAGGGGCATGACCGCCTCCGGTCCCTTCTCGCCCATGAGTCCCATGCCGCCCGCCATCGGGAACATGGTAGGTTTATCCACGATGCCGCCCCGGGCGTAGGGGAGGAGTCTGCTCTGGTCGATGACCCCGCCCTTGGCCAGGGGGATGCCCATCATGGCGAGCAGGGGCTTTACCACATAGGCCTGGATGAGCATCTGGGTCACCATCCGGGCAAAGGCCCGGAGGATGTCCTTGAAGGTGGTCTCCGCGTTCCAGAGCATATCGTTCAACTGGGCTGAAAAGTTACTGGCCCAGCCGGCCACGGCGTTCTTGAGGTTATCGGTCATGGTCTGGTGTTTCTGCTCGATGGATTTGAAGGACTTGGCAACACCCTCCTCGATGTCTTCATATAACTGCCATTCCGCCGCAAGCTGGGCCTGCCTGCCCGCGGCCAGAAATTCCTCTTTCTCGGCCAGCAGGGCCTTTTCCTTCTCCCAGGCCTCTTCGGCCCAATTATAGTCCATCATCACGAGCTCGCCGTACTCGGCGGCCTGCCGGTTGACCCCGGCCCAGGCCTCCTCCACGCCTTTGCCCATTTCCGCGATCTCTTTCATAACCGCAGGATCTATGCCCCCGCCGCCCCCAATGCCGCCTCCATTCCCATCTCCACCGCCGCCTCCTCCACCATCGCCGCCCTTGTCTCGCTCGGCCGCCAGGCGCTGCTCTTCGGCGATGGATTTGTCGATCAGGGCGATGCGCTTCTGTAATACCTCGATCTGGGCCTTGTATTGATCCGTGACCTCATTCACATTCACGCCCTGCATTTTGAGCATGTCGGCAAAGGCCGAGTCGTGGCTCATATTGGTGCGCAGGGCCTCGATGCGCTTTTGGAGTGCTGCCCGCTGGTCCTTGAGCGTGTCGATTATAGTGCCCGATCGCAGGTTGAGAAATTTTGTCCAGTATTCCACGGCATCGGAGATATATCCGGCCCACTCTTTTACCGCCGGAGAAAGTATGTCTCCCAGAAAAATAGCGGCCTTTTCCATCGAGGCTTTAAGTTCGTCCCACGAGGAGACTGAGCTCTTTTTGTAATCGTCCCATGCCTGTGCACCAGATCCCGTCTTCTGGGATAGTGCCTCCACCTTATCCGCAAGCTTACTAAACTCATTTGCCCCCAGGGCGGACATGCCTTTAAGGCCTTCCACTCGTTGAAAGAGCTCGGCCATTTTTTCCGCAGATCCGCCGGTTTGGGCCTGAAGCCGCCGGAGGGTTTCAGCAAGCCCCAGTTCCTGAATCGCCGCCTGGGCGCTCTCATACCCCATTGCATGCACGGCATCTTTCATGGCCTCGGTCGGCTTCATGAGCGCCATGAGTATGCCCTGGTACTGTGTGGCAGCCTCCGCCGTGTTCCCGGCCGTCTGGGTTACGAGGGCCAGGGAGGCGCCGAGCTCGTCCTGACTGACGCCCAAGTCATGTGATAGTTTCGCCAGGCTGCCGATAATGGGCACCAGCTCACCCACCGTGGTCTGGCCTTCTTTTTCGATGGCAAAGAGCAGGTCGGCCGCCTCGGCTGCGTTTTTGATCTCGCCCTCATAGCCGGCCATGAGCTTGGTGAGCGCCTTGATCGCCTCGGCCTGGCTTACATGAGCCGCCTTTGCGGTTTTGGATGCCGTGACCAGGAGCTCCATCGATTTGATGGGATGTTTTACGCCTGCGGAAATGACCTGATAATACCCCTTTACCATCTCCGTTGCGGTGCCGAGAGCCGGCGGTAAGGCCATAATTTTCTGTTTGATCCAATCCAGGCTTTGGGTGGTGACTTTTTTCATGTCGATCAAGGAGATCTCCCATTCGGCATGCTTTTTGATGATCTTTCCGATTGCCATTACGGTGCCGGCCATTGCGGCGGTTACGGCCAGCCAGTGCTGCTTGAGCTTCTGGAGCGAGGCCCCCATGCTCTTACTGGCCTTGTCCGCGTTGGCGCGCATCTTGCCGAAGGCCTGCTCGGTGTTCTTGTCGAACCCGCGCACCACGGCCGTGCCTTTGTCGTCGACCTCAAGCCGGATGTAGATCTTATTTGCCATAGCAAATAACCGCTGGAAAGCTGGAATGCTGGAAAGCTGGAAGGCCTTCTAGCGTCCTAGCCTCCTCGCCTTCTAGCTGCTTTCCTTCTTCGTAACCATCTCATGGATAATCGCCAGTTTGGTTAAGAGCTCCCGTGCCTGGCTCCGCGTCAAATGCAGATCCTCGATCTCAAAGACCAGGGGCAGGGCGTGAAAGTCGTACACGAACTGGGTGTTGATTTTGCCGTACAGGTCCCAGGCCCGGCGGTCCTCCTCGCTGAGGTTGGGCAGCGGGCATGTCTCGCAGGGCGGCTCGTTGCCGAACTCGGCGGACCGGGCCTCGCATGTGTCACAATCGATATCCGGCCTGCCCAGGGCCCAGGCTACGAACTCCCTGAGGGCTTCGTTTTTTTTTGCCCCTCATCCGGCCCGCCCCTGGTAATGGAATCGGCGTCGCAGGCGTCCAGGATCTCGATCTTGATCGAGTTGGGGAGCTTGAGCTTGTTCTCCCGGGTACAGGGAACGTCCTCATTCAGGACCGGAGATCTTACATATCTCCAGTCCACCACCATGTAGTCCAGGAGATCGGCGTTGATGGCATAGCTGTCCTGCTCTTCGATCCAGCCGCCCTGGCGCAGGTTCTTCTGGCGCTTGGTGTGCCGCTTCTCGATATCCCGGTACACCTCACTGTCGAACCGCCGCAGGATGAGGGTGCTGTCGCCTACCGGATGCTCAAAGGTCTCCTGCTCCTCGACGATTTCAATGAAACTCATGAAAACCTCCGGTTTTCTGCTAGAAGGCTGGGAGGCTCGAAGCTAGGAGGCTTTCTCCTTCGACTTCGCTCAGGATGGTGAGCATGTCGAACCATAGCTTTCCAGCTTCCTGGCTTCCTAGCGTATTTAAACGTTTGCCACGAACGAGGGGATTCCGTGGAACGTGAAATCCACGGCCTCCTTGACGATCTCGTTCAAAGGCGCGCTCACGCCCAGGCCGTTGAACAAAGCCCAGGCCAGGAAATGATCGCCGGTCTGGTCCTGATCCGGGTCATAGTTAAAGAGCTCCAGCAGAAAATAGGCCTCCGAGGCATCCAGGATGCCGTCGAAAAAGGAATCCCCGCCGATGAAGTAGCTCTCGGCCCGGCCGGATCCGCCCGCCTGCCCCGGCACGTATTCCTTCCACTGCTGGCCCATGCGGTTCATCTCGGCAAGGTCCAGGGAAAGATCGAAGCTCCAGCCGAACAGGTAGCCCACCTTTTCCAGGCCGGCCTCCACGATGTAGCCGTTGTTGCCGGTGACGGTAACCACGGTCACATTGCCGTCGAACACGGCCTTGCCCCTGGTATAGTCGACGATCAGCACGTTCTTGCTGCCCGTATCGCTGAACGCGGGGGGCACATTCGGATTGAGGAGCCGTTTTGCCGATGCCGTGATCTGGGCCTCGGCACCTGACTCCGTGGTTGCCTCATCCTTGAGGTTGCCGATAGTCCACTGGTCGTTCAGGGTGTGGCCCGTGGTGGCGGCAAAGGTGATGGTCTGGCCGTCGCTCAGGGTCTGGGCCTCGCCGGTAACGGTCACGTCCTCGGTCCATTCGCCGCCGTCCTTGCGCCACTTGAAGGTATCGGTTCCTGCCGCGGCGTCGATCACCGCCTCGAAATAGGCGGAGGATGCGCCGGAAAACCCGGTGCCCCAGGTAACGTCGTTGAGCCCGTCGCCTTTAAAGCCGTTGGGCCGCTGCCGATAGATCGCCCCTAATTTCCCGTGCGTCGGCGTGGTGGGAGAAGACATGGAAAAACCTCCGGTTTTTCAAATTGACAATTGACAATTGAAAATTTTCAATTGCTATGCATCGTCCACGACATCCAGCGCGCCGTCGCCCGTGAAGTCGAAGCTGAACGAGAACTTATCGCCCACGGTGCCGGCCGGATGAAACCCGATGATGTAGATATTGCCGGTAAAGGCGTTGGTGCTGCCGTCCAGCAAGAACTTCACGTCCGTGAGCTTGGTGCCGGGCGTGGCCGCCACGATGTTGTCCACGAATGCCTTCTGCTCGGTATTGCCCAGCACGAGCTGGCCGGAAAAGCTGCCGGACCATCTGGCCTGGCCGGGCAGGCCTTCCTTCCATTGCTGGCCCTGGCGTGAGATGTCGGCCATGTCGAGGGCCACGTCGATATTCCAGCCCTCGGAAAAATCCATTGCCGTGTCGTCCTTCTCGATCCGGGCTGTCTTGCCGTGAAACGGCGTTGTGTTGAATGCCATTGGTCAACCTCCTTCGTCGGTTGAGCTGGGAGGCTTGAGGCTGGGAGGCTGGGAAGCTTGAAGCGTCCTAGCGTCCTAGCGTCCTAGCGTCCTAGCTTGTTTTCTTCTTTGCCGGTTTGCTGCTTTTCAGCGGAGCCGGTACCGGCGCCGTGTATTCGAACAGCACCGTATCATCCAGATCCAGGATCAGGAGCACGGCATCCGGGCAGGCCATACAGCTCGGCCGCACGTCCTTGCCGGTTACGGCCCGGCATCCGGTCTTCTTGGTGCAGATGATCCTAATGATTCCCTTGTACGGATTCATGAAAACCTCCGGTTTTCAATTTTCAATTGTCAATTGTCAATCGTCAATTGATTCAGCTCCATTCCTCAAACTCCTCGGCGGGCAGGTCCAGCTCGCAGAAGTGGCAGAGCACCCCGCCGAACGCCCTGTTCTCCACCACGGCCACATTCACCGGGCCGCTGTCCTCGGCCGCGCCGTTCAGGGTGCGCTTGGCCCTGAATGCGGCGGCCACCGCCTCGATCAGGGCCTGAAAGGTAACCTCGGTCTCGTCTTCGTCCTTCAGGCCATAGATGCCCCGGATCTTGTACTGGTGGATCCGCGATTCATGGGTTGTGCTCTCCACGGTTGCGGGCGTGGCCGTTCTGGTAATGATCCAGCCGTTGATCTTGTCGGAGCCGGTCTTGAACAGGTCCAGGAACTTCTCCCAGGTGGCGGCCCAGCGCTGGTAGTCGTGCACCTCGCCGATCCCGCTCACGCCGGAGAGGATGCTCTTGATCTGTGCCCTGATTGCCGCTTCGCTCATGCTCGCTCCGCTCGCGCTGGAAGGCTGGGACGCTGGAAGGCTTGAAGCCTCCTAGCCTCCTAGCCTCCTAGCCTCCAACCTCTTTGACAATATCCCCCGGGATCTGGTGCAGCATGGCCTCGATCCTGCCCCGGCTGTCCTCGAACCCGGTCTCGAACATGTGCGCGCCCTTGGTGCCGCGCTGTGAAATGGCCCGAGCGATGAGAAACGCCACGCTGGGTGCGATTTCATCGGGGAGCCTGAGCTTTACCCTTACCCAGTGCTCGATCGGCCCCAGGGGCGGAAAATGGGGTCTGGTGCCCAGCTCCACGGGCTCGCCGTACTCCAGGGGCGTGCCCACCATGCCGGCGGTCTTGTCGCCGTACTGCTTGACCGCGCCGTGGATGGTGTCGCGCAGGTGAATCGGCCCGGCCCCGTAGGGGGTTTCCCGCTTGATCTCCCGCTCCAGCAGGTTCACGGCCTCGGTCAGGCGCCGCACCCGGGCCTTGTTCGAGGCCTCGGGATAGTCCTTAAAAAGCTGTTCAAGCTCCCGTAAATCGGCTTTTAACTTGGTTTCAAACATGCTCGCTCCGCTTGCGCTGGAAGGCTGGAAAGCTGGAAGGCTTGAGGCCTCCTAGCTTCCTAGCCTCCTAGCTTCCTAGCCTCCTAGCTTCCTAGCGATGGCGCCTCGGGTGCGTCAGGTGATCCGTGCGCCACGACGGTATCGTGTCCTGATCCCGGGTTATGCTGGCCGGCTTGCGCTGGCCCTCTTTAATGCCCAGGTGATCGAAATACACCTTCCGGTACGCCTTGGCCCGGGCCGCGTATTCCCGGCTCTTGCTTGTGTGCTCCACGCTGTCCGCGGCAATGGTGCTGTCCGTGCTCTGAGCGTAATACGTGGCCAGCATGCCGCAGAAATACCCGGCTGCCAGGGCCTGCACGGCCTCCTCGTCGATGGTCTCCACGGTGCACGTCGAATCCGTGCACGTGTGCAGGGCCGTGTAGGTTACCCGGAGCTCCTCGTCCGTGTCCGGAGTGTCTTCCAGCAGGCGCAGCACCCGGCCCGCGGGCTTGCGGTAGATCCGCCACTGCTCCTCCAGCAGCACATCCGCATACTCGTCGTCGTCGTCCACCGGGTATTCCACGGACCGCACCGCGGAAAATCCCTCGCTCCACGAGGCCAGATCGCTCAGAGGATAATCGAACCCGCCGTCGCCGGTGACATCCTCGGCCACCACCCGGGGCCGGTACCGGGCGTGCTCCTTGACGGCCAGGTCCACGGCCAGGCTCTTCTCGGCCTCGCCCAGGGGGATCTCGCCGCCCACCAGGTTTTCCACGGCCAGCAGATACTCGTACCGGGTGGTCATCTATTCCGGCCCCCGCCTCTGCCGCCGCCTTGGCCTTTTCCGGGTCCGTTGTCCGGGCAGGGCTGCTGATTCCTGCCGTCCCTTTGGCCGTTGGGCATGCCGTTTCCGCCGCCCCGGCCATCCTTGGGGCGGGGCTGTCCCCGCGGATTCTTAGCCGTATCCGCCATACTTTGCTCCTTTCAGTTGCGCTGGAAGGCTTGAGGCTTGGATGCTGGAAGGCTGAAAAGCTTCCTGGCTTCCCAGCTTCCTCGCTTTCTCGCTTCCCAGCTTCCTAGCTTCTTATTGTGCTCCGCACTCCCACGACACGATGGTCAGATTCGACACGTCGCTCGCATTCAGGAAATACAGAAACGGCACCACCACATCGCCGTCATCGATGGTATGGGCATCCGTGGTCGTGGGTGCCGCCCCGTCGATGGTATAGGTCACTGCGCCGTCCGCATCCACGAACACGCCCAGGGTATAGGTTTCGTCGTCGCCCCAAGTGTCGGTGGTGTCCGTGCTGTCCGTGCCGCCGTCGTCGTCGATATCCTCGATGTAAATCGCTCCGGAGATCACGTTCAAGGCCGCCATATCCGTATAATCGTCGATATTGGCCTGGTAGGCCCCGTCATTCCTAAACCCCACGGCGCAGTCGTCCGTACCCGACACATCCTCGATAATGAGCTTCACCTTGAGGTAAAACGCATCCGTACCCACGGTAAAGGCCGCCGGGCTCCGGGCCGTAATCCCCTGGCCGATCTCCACGCCGTCGTCGTCCGTGTCGTCCAGATCGGCCACCAGCCCGTTGGCGTCGATAACTGGCGCCAGAATGGTCTGGGTGCCCAGGATGTGATACTCGAACGTGTTGTTCGGAAAGATCATCACGTTCTCGTTGCCTGTAGTGCCGCCCGCGGCCCCGCCGGTAATCAGGGCCGTGACCGGGTTCACGTCGAAATATTCGATGGTCAGCTTCGGATCATGCGACACCGGAAAGTTGAAATAATAGTCCGTGGTATTCACGGCTACCCCGACATTCTGCACCCATTCGGGCGGGTTCTGGGTCACGTCGCCGGCGGTCTCGGAGAGATAGGCCGCATCGCCTTCCGCCAGTCCGGACCAGCCGCTCAGGATCCCGCCGGTGATAATCTCCACGGCCTCGCCGTCCCCGCCGGTCAGGCTCCCCACGATCCCCACCGCGGGCCTCAGGTACGTTACGTTGGCATCGGCCTTGTAGGCCTCGCCGTCCGAGTCCTTGATGGCCACCACCTCGCCGGTGGTCACCGTCTCGCCGGCGTTCACCGTGAGCCGCGAGAAGACCTTTGTCACGTGATAGGCCGCGTGAAGGTCCGGCAGCACGAAGGCCAGCACCAGGGCCAGCACCATTGCCGCTGCCATACTCATTTTCATCATTCGTTTCATGACACTCCTCCTTTATAAGCTATGAGGCTTGAGGCTTGGAGGCTAGAAGGCTATCCAGCTTCCTGGCTTCCTAGCTTCCCAGCGTTCCAGCCTTATTTACACCGCTGCCTTGTACGAGCCCACGTAGTCGATGGGTGCACCCGCGTACTCGTGCCTGATCTTGTGCCGGATCTTGTCCGCCACGAACACCTGCTCGCTCTGGGGCGAGTCGGCCACGAAGAACTCCGGCTCTTCCCTGCCGTTCAGGTAGCCCATCTCCACCAGCTCGGCCACCTCGGGCGGCACCGTCATATACCAGTCATTGGCGTCCGCGCTGAGCAGGCTCAAGGCGTGGCCTTTAATCAATCCCAACAGGGGGTTGGGCAGCTTGTCGGTCAAATCGTTGGTGCTGTAGTAAAACTCCTCCTTCTCGATCCGGGTGATCAGGTTCATGATCGCCGGCGGACCGATCAGGTTCAGCACCACGCCCCCGTCCAGCAGGCCCAGGTACTTGCCCGAGTCCTTTTCCGTCATCCCGGCCAGGGCCGTCCACGCCGTCCATGCATAGGCATGGGTCAGGGCATTGCTGCCCAGGTTGCCGTGCCCGCTCGTGAACACCGCGGTGCCGTCGGTGCAGGTGTCGTTGTCGATATACATATCCCACACGTACTGGCCGTGGGTCCTGCGCGCGGCCCTGCCCAGCTTGCTGACCACCCTGTTGACGATGGAGATGTCGTCGTTGATGATGGTCTTCCGGGTGATGCTGAGGATGTTGCCCCGCTGGGCCAGTACATAGGTGACCTCCTCATCCGTGATCCCGGCGATCTCCTCGTAGTCCGCCGCCTCCGGATCGACCACGGAAAGATCCGGAAACCCGCCGATCTTCACGGCCTCCTGGGTGCGGAAGTCCTTAACGGGCTTGCGCACGCTGATGAGCAGGTTCTCCAGGTAGTCCGGCTCCTTATACTCCTTGACCAGGCGCCGGCCCAGGGTGTTGCCCAGCACATAGGTGAAGGTGCTGCTGGTAACATCCATCCTGCTCCTCAGATCGGGCGGCAGGTTCTGCCGGTTGAAAAACCCGGTTACCTCCGGATCGCCGGTGAAAAAGGCGTACATCTCCCGGATGCCCCGGAATGCCGGTACCTGATCGTAGCCCTCCAGGTCCTGCACGCTGCGCATGCGCGTCCCGGCGGCCCCGATCCGCTCGGTAAAAAAGGGCTGGTAGTCCAGGGTCTCCATGCGGGCGGCCATTTCCAGGTCTTCCTTGCGCAGGCCGAAGGCCCGGTCCACGGCCATAAGGGCCCGCTCGAACGTGCCGATCCCCACCCTGACGCCGGATGCCGGAACACCCTCATCGGGCTTGGGGGTCAGGCTGGCCAGGTAATCCTTCTCGCCCTGAACGGCGTCGGTCAGCTCCTGGGCCTGGAATACGCGCACGCCCTGCGTGTCGCTCAATGCCGCGCGGATGCGCTTTTGCGCCTGCTCGGGCAGGTCGCTTGCCCCCAGGGCCCTGTCCAGGTCCATCTCGCACCGGAACCGGGCCAGGTCGTCCTTGGTGGCCATTGCAGGCGCATTGTCGCCCGATCCCGGATCGCCTGTGCCTCCGGTCCCGGTTCCGCCGGTGCCGTCCCCTGCGGGAGGATCGGCGGGCGTCATTGCCATGCGGGCGATCTCCGTAAGCTCGGCCTCCTCGATCTTCTCGAACTCTTTGTCCTTGAGCAGATCCGGCCGCACCCCGGTGATCAGATCCCAAAGTTGCTGCTTGTTCATGATAACCTCCTCCTTGTGGGCGAATGCGCCTGCAACCGCCCGGTTGAATTTCCCGCCCGCTGCGGGGCGGGACACGATATCCACACTGTCGACCGCGAGAAACTCCAGGAGCTTCATCACGGACTTCCCCTCGATTACTTCTTTGACGGCCCGCACCGCGGTGTCGTATGACAGGCCGTAGATGGCCGCGCCCTGTTTGGCCGCCGCTGCCAGGTTCCTGCCCAGCCATGCATACGAATCCACGAAATGGAGAATTGCGGTAATGCCCCGGCCGGCCGCGTACTGCACGCCGTCCAGCCAGCCCGCCTTGTGCTTGATCAGCAGGCTCTTGATGTCGAACAGGCTCTCGTCCACATGCGTGGCCCCCTTGCCCGGGAGCTCGTAGATATTCACGTCCGCGTTGGTGAACAGGGCCGTGCCCTTTTCGAGTGCATCTTCAGGCAGGTACCAGCCGTTTTTGGTGAACCCCGGCTCGCACACCGTCACCTCCCAGGCCGTGCCCTCCGGGTCCTTTGCCTGATTTAGCCTGAGCAGCATGGTGAGCTGATCGTCCCGCTCGGCCTGCCGGGCCTGGGTTTCCACCCATACGCGCTCCACTTCCACGGGGCTGTCGCCAAGCTGGACATTGCCCTCCAGAATGGAATACGACAGCCGGTAATAGTTGCCCTCTTTCTCGTAGATGAGATACCCGCCGTAGACCTGGTTGAGATATGCATCCTGCCCGAATGTAGCTTCAATCGCCTCGTACAGCATGCGGTGTATATCATCCAGGCTCACGTCCTGCTTGGCGCGCCAGGTGCCGTCATCGTCCTTCTCATACTTATTCTTGATGGCGCCCCAGGCAGCCTGCCGGGCCTTGTCCTCGTCGTCGCTGTCTGCCAGGGTGTCGTTGAACACCTGCACTCCCAGCTTGACGGCGCCCGCCGGCAGGCTCTTCAGCCAGTCCGGCGGATTCTTAATGGTATACGGCATAACAACCTCCAGTTATCAGTTATCAGTCCCCCACCTGCGGCGGGGGCAGTAATCAGTTTCTTTGTTTTTACTGAACACTGAACACTGAACACTGATTACTTGCTTTTCTTCCCCATCACCACGCGGGTCTTCTCGGGCGGTATCCCGTGCACGCGGATCGCGGCCAGCTTCCTCACGTCGCCGTCCTTTGCGTACCGCACCTTTGCACCGCCTGCAGTCAGGAGCACCGCCTGCTTGGTATGCGGATCGATGCGTCCCTTGACCAGGTACTTCTTGTCGATCCCGTAGGCCCTGCACCCCTCGTCGATCAGCTTCCTGTCGGCATCCGACAGGGGCCGCTCCCGGTTCGAATCCGGCGCCACGCTGGGGCCTTTCTCGGCCAAAGCCTTCTCGCGCTCATCCAGCTCCGCCTCCTTTTTCTCCAGGAATGCCTGAAGCTCCTTCAGCTCCTTTTCCCTGGCCTCCGGATCCTTGTTGTTTTGCTTGTCCGTTCCCATGATCTTCCCTCCTTCAATTGAAAATTTTCAATTAAGCGGCAACAGATTGTTTTTCTGTTGCCGCTTCCCAGTCTTCATGATACGGGATGCTCGTGCACCCGCAGTTGATGGTATTGCCGGCCGAGCCCGCCGGATCCCGCGGATACATCAGCTCCTCGCCCTGTACGATAAAGGGCTGATCCACCGGGATCGGTCCCGGATCCCCGCCCGGGCCGTACGCCTGCGCCGCCGCCAGGTGCGACAGGCGCGGCACCTTGGGGCTGTGCCCGTAGTACCACTGCTTCTTGAGGCCCGGCACCACCCGGGCCGCGTGTTCCTTTCTGGCCTGGCCCGCCGCCTCCAGCACCCGGCCTGCCTCGGTGCGGGTGATGGTCTCGGCCCGGGCCGCGATGGACTTGAAGACGGATTTATCCTTCAGGTTCCGGCCGATCGCCTGCATCACCTCATAGGGCTGCTTGCCGCCGGTCAAACCCAGGGTCAGCTCCTGGTTGATCTTTTTGATCGCATCCTGGGTCAACCCCGTTACCAGATCCGCCGAAAAATCCTGTAATACCGAGAGCATGGTCATGTCGATCTCCGGGATGGCCTGGATGATCCCCACTTCCCGCAGGGGCAGGTCCACCCGGTCGATCCCCTGCTCCCAGAAACTGCGCTGCACATCCTGAAGCTCCACGCCGTATTTCCTGCCGAACTCGTTCAGGGCCCGGTCGATGGCGCTCTTGAGCTGGGGCAGGTAATAGACCTGCCAGTCCGTGGATGCCACGGCAGCGGCCACCTCTTTTCTGGCATTCGCCAGGATCCCCACG